ATGCAATATGCCATTGCAGGGTGGCCTGTTGCTGGCTGCCCTTCCGAATCTTTACTTGAACGAATCACCCGTAAATTACGTGACGGATGGAAACGCCTTATCGACATACTTAATCAGCCAGGAGTTCCCAAAAATGGATAAAACACTTATGGCTATCCAGACTAAATTCACTATCGCCACTTTTATTGGCGATGAAAAGATGTTTCGTGAGGCCGTCGAAGCCTATAGGAAATGGAGGTCAAAATGATTCCGGTAGAACTGGCGAAAACTCCAGAGTTAAGTCGATTAAAAAGAGAATATCACATTGCTGAGGCTCGTTACTGGCGTAAAGCGGGAGATAAATCAAAGAAACAACTTTGTTTATGGCAGGCACAAAGAGAGCGCATGAATGAGCGCGAGTTTCTTTCCTCCCCATCCAAATTACCATTCTGAGGCAAATTATGGGAACTGCGACATTAATACTCGGTGAGTCTGGCACCGGAAAATCAACCAGCATGAGAAATATCAATCCAGAGGAAGCAATACTTATAAAACCAATAGGCAAGCCGCTTCCATTTAAATCAAAAGACTGGCTGGCATGGGATGCCAGAGCAAAAAAAGGAACCGTAGTTACCACTGACAAATGGGACGTAATAGTTGCCGTAATTAAGCGTGCTCACGAATACGGGAAAAGAATCGTTATTGTTGATGACTTCCAGTATGTGATGAGCAATGAGTTTATGCGCCGCTCAGAAGAAAAATCGTTTGATAAATTTACTGAGATAGGCCGCCACGCATGGGAGGTGATTAAGGCTGCACAGGATGCACCTGATGACCTGAGAGTCTATTTTCTTGCGCACACCGAAGAAACCCCTATGGGGCGCGTGAAAATGAAAACTATCGGCAAAATGCTGGACGAGAAAATCACTGTCGAAGGCATGTTTACTATAGTTCTTCGCACTCTTACCCGCGATGACCAGTTCTTTTTCACCACGAAAAACAACGGTGCAGACACTGTTAAATCCCCAATGGGAATGTTTGATTCCAATGAGATTGATAACGATCTCTCTTTCGTCGATGCCACTGTTTGTGATTACTACGGCATCAATAATGTTCATCAAATTAAGGAAAACGCCGCATGAGCAACGTGATTTTTACTTATAACGAAGAAGCAGCACTGACCGCAGGGCAAGGTGGTTTTATTAACGAAACTGGCGCTCATATCATTACCATTACTGAAGCAGAACTAAAGCAATCAGAAAAAGGAGCCAAATTTATTGAGTTTTCTGGCGAATCCGACGACGGACGTAAAATCCAATATCTTAGCGTCTGTGTTCAGAAAAATGACGGAACGGAAAACAAATTTGGCGCAAATGTCGTTCACGCCATGATGGGGTGTGCCGGGATTGGACAATTAACGCAGCATATGGTTTCCGCCAGTAAATTTGTTGCTCCTGAGTTTCACGGAAAGAAAATCGGGTTAGTGCTACAGAAAGTATTAACCACAAACAAAAAGACTGGTGCAGACAGTTACCAGATGGAAATACGCATCCCGTTTATTGCACAAACAGGCCAAACACTTAAAGAAAAGGCGGAAGGCAAGCAACCAGAAACTATCGCCAACATGGTTTTCAGCCTCAAAGATAAAGACAATCGCTCTAAAAACGTAAGCCAGAATCATGCAGATGATTATGGTTACAGCCAGAACGATTACCCTCCTTTCTGATTATTGAAAATAAGGCTCCCATTATGCCAGCGCCTCTGTATGGTGCGGATGACCCGCGCCGCTGTTCCGGCAATTCCATATCGGAGGTGCTGGATAAATTCAGAAAAAACTACGACCGGATAATGTCTCTACCGCAGGAAACGAAAGAGGAAAAGGAATTTCGCCATTGTATATGGCTTGCAGAGAAAGAAGAACGCGAGCGAATTTACCAGACATCAATCCGACCATTCCGCAAAGCCACATATACCCACTTCCCTGAATATATCGACCCGCGCCTTCGTAATTACCGCTCACGTTATGGCGCTATCAGTAATGACTGAGGAATTTACCATGAGAGGACTTGCATACAATCCCGGCATTCTTCCGGCAGAAATGATTATTCGCCAACGCGTAAAGCCAATGCCATCGATAGAGGAATTGCTTAAGATAAATTCTTTTCCATCAGTGAATCAAAACAAATATCTGAATGCGATGTTACGGAGTGGGGAAAAATGAAACAAATGTCACTAATTGAGATGGATGGATTTCTGAAAGGTAAATGCATCCCACGAGATTTAAAGGTTAACGAAACAAACGCTGAATATCTGGTGCGTAAATTTGCTGAAGCGGAGGCCAAAATTTCAGCTCTGTCCGAAGACCAACAGAAAGCGATTGAGTCAATTAAGCAGGCTGATTCGGCTGTTAAGTTGGCACACGAGAAGTTTTCGGCGCTGGCAGCGGAGAATGCAAAGCTGAAGAAGTTCTGCAAAGACGCTGCATTCGATGCCGATTACGAAGCAGAGCTAGGTATGGAGAGAGGTGGATTCAGTGATGCGCTTAACGAAATCAAACCCCCAGTCACCGATGCTTTCCTGGCTGAAATTCGTGCGGAGGCTCGCAACGAGGGGATTAACTATACCGCAAGCCGTCTTGCTGCTGCTTTCAACCACGGATTTATCAATAAGTCTTTACGTGAAGTTTTCGACGTTACGCGCATGATTCTGTCAGCGAAAGAAGAGTTGGCTAATGAATCGCACCCGATTGATGGCCTGTCCGGTGAATATGCGGAGAAATCCCTTGAAGAATGGGCGGAACAGATTCGCAAAGGAGCTGACAAGTGAAGAAGATGATTTTTGTGGCGGCATTGCTGACCATTACCCAACAGGCGCAGGCTTCAGCAGTTATTGTGGCATCTACCGCCGCGACCACGGCTGCTGTAGCTGCTGCGAACTCTGCGAATATCGCAAACCAACAGTCACAGCGTGCTGCCAATGCATCAGCCAGTGTTCACCCAATCGCCATTAAGGCCAGCAAGAAAAATATAGGTTTCATAACATGCGGCAAACGTTCTGACGAGGCTGTAGGTTCGCTTGGATGTACGGTATATGGGGATAGTGAGAGTAGAGAAATTCCATGGAAAACGTGGCCCGGATACGTTCTCGGCTCGAAGCTTCCTGCCAGCTATGAAGTAAACGCCGTATCGTTTGATCACTATAACGGTGTGGCAACTGTCTATTTTGCATATTGAGGCTCCGCATGAAATTCTCCAAATTTTCTGAGTTGGTGAATCGTATTTTGTCCAATAACCACAGCCATCGTCGCGATATGGATGTAACGATCGTTGTTCATTCGCCTGGCAGCGTTGGTTCAACACCTTCAATTGAGGTTCAGTCAATTCACGCTGGTTTTGATTGGGATTCCGGGAAAGTGCTGATTTTCCCAGCACAGCCACTGACTACGCTAACACCAGAACAGATTACTGATATTACTGATAGTGTGCGCAAAGGTCAGTCCTGGCACGCATATCAGGAATACAAGAAGCATAAAGAGCAGTTGGAAAAATTATCGATTGAACTTGATACCGCAAAACAGCGCATTGCAGAGCTGGAGGGTAATCGCGCGGCGCTGGCGGCGGAGAATGCGGGAATAAAGTCTGCAATTCCAGAACCACGGGATATTGAGGATGACAATGACAATATGGATGACGTATCTCTCGCGGAAGACTTCGGGTTCAATCATGCAGTAGAACGGATGAGGAGACGGATTCCTGAAACTCCGGCAACAGATGCTTTCCTGGCTGAAGTACGGGCGCAGGGCGTGGAGATGGCTATGGAGCATATGCAGTCGAGCGGTTCGTTAACATTTGGAGATTGCTACATATCACTTAACGAGTTCGCCGCAGAGCTTCGCAAAGGAGGCAACCAGTGAGCAAGATTGACTATCAGGCACTGCGTGAGTTAGCAAAACAGGCAACACAGGGCGAATGGGTCGCATTTATTTCGCCGGGTACTGGTACGTATGCGGTGCATACGCCAGGTGATAAACGATGCGAAGATGTTATCAAATGGCCTGGGTTTGATGGACAGAAAAAAGCTGCTGCTAATGCTCGTTATATCGCAGCTTTCAACCCTGAAGTAGTGCAGGCGCTGCTGGATGAACGGGAAAGAAACCAGCAATACATAAAACGCCGCGATCAGGAGAACGAGGATATTGCGCTAACGGTAGGGAAGCTGCGCGTTGAGCTTGAAGGCAAAGACAAGCTGATTGCAGAGCTTAGAAAACAATGCGCTGAATGGGAGCGAAAAGCATTAAGCAACTTTGAAGAGTGTGCTGCGATGGCTGAACGTATCGAAGAGTTGCAGACAAAATCTGCACCAGATTCGTTTGGCATCATCGGTGAAAATATTCGAACACAGGATAATCGAATAACGTCAGACCCTATGTTTTGTGTGTATCAAAAGCGCGAAATCGTTGTTGATGCTGATTATGACTATGACCGGATTGTCTGGGTTGATGAAGATGGCAATGAAGCCAATAAACGCCAAAGTCGTCGTCTCGAACTACTTCACGAAAACTTTCGAGAGCCACCAGAAAAGTGGCGGCGCGTTGCTGTGAAAGATATTGATGAATTCGTTACCTGCTGTTTCACCGAACAGGGTTGTAAAGATTACCTGGCAGTCAATGGTCACAATCTTCGCTTGCCATTTATATATGTAAAAAGTGGTTTCAGGAACGCTGAATATATCGGCATAAGAAACTGGCTTGCTGGCATTCGCATCAAAGGAGAGTGAGAGTGCAGATTTCACCGGTTACTCTTCGTGTTGCGAAGGCGTTTATATCCAGACATCACCGACACAATAAACCCCCGGTGGGGCATAAATTCAGCATTGGTCTGAGAAATGATGCCGGAGAATTGATAGGTGTGGCGACAGCCGGTAGACCTGTTGCACGACATTTGGACGATGGATTAACGCTTGAAGTAAATCGCACATGTACCACAGGAGAACGCAACGCTAACAGCGCGCTTTATGGTGCTGTCTGGCGGGCAGCAAAGGCTATGGGTTATCAACGTTGTATTACGTACACCCAGGCAGATGAATCAGGAGCATCTCTCCGCGCAGCTGGTTTTGTTCGTGTGAAAGAGCTTCCTCCAAGAAAAAGCTGGGCGGAATCAAGCGTCGCCCTGCGGAGTAAACGCGATCCGGTCGGAAACGGTGGTGTTCCTCGTGTGCTCTGGGAAATCAGGAGAATGAGTACCACTGGCATTCGCATCAAAGGAGAGTGAGATGAACGGACAAATATCAATTGTTCGACCAGGAGCATGTGACGATCGCGAGATACGAATGATTATTCGTCTGGAGATGGGGAAAACAATAACTGCTCTCATTACTCCTGAAAATCTCGCATTAGCATTAACAGGAAAGTCAGACCTGCCAGTAGAGCTAAAGCTGCGAAATGTTGAGATTAAGGTGAAATAGCTATGACCACTATTACCAAAGAGCGACTGCTGACAATCAAGCAGTGGCGCGAAACATACGGACCTGGTAGCAACGTTGTACTGCCAGCAGAAGAAGCGGAAGAACTGGCACGAATTGCTCTGGCAGCGCTGGAAGTCGAGCCGATAGGTTTCCGTTGCAGGCGCAATGATAACCTTGGTGATTGGAGTTACGTATATCATCGAGAGCCAGATGATTTTGAGCGCAAACATTTAGTGATAGAGGGCATTTACGCCGCCCCTCCAGCGCCAGTAGTACCGGAAGAAAAACCAATGCCTAATCCTCTTAGCATGTACGCGGTTGATGCTGTTGCCGCTATTGCAGAGGTGAGAGGCTGGAACGCCTGCCGCGCCGCCATGCTTCAGTCCGGAAACTTTCGGGAAAACAAGAATTCGTCAACCAATAATTTTCGGGAAATCGCGGAAACGTCAACCAACTATCCGGTAATTCCTAGTGAGGTGTTGTCCGCAATCCTGAAGGTTGCCAAGATTCGTGCCGATTTCGATGATTTTGACGGTGACAGGCGAGGTATCGGTGATTGTCTGGATGAGGCTGAGCAAGAGCTTATCGTTACCATTAACAAATATGCCAGTCAGTTGGCAGCAGAACCGATAGCGACTAATGACGTTCGAGAGCAAACAGCCGTTCCGCCAGTTCCTGTAATACAGGCTGATGTCGCGCAGGCAATTGAAAAACTCAAACGGAAATTAGTGGAATGCAATCGCTATAACTACTGCGCAGATGCAGTTAAGGGCGTTGAGTATGCCTGCCACGCTGCCATGCTTCAGGGTAGCCAACCTGTAAGCCAAACTTACAAGTTTCCAGTTAATACACCTTGCCAGGATGCGCCAGCTCATATCTGGCTGCAAACAGCTGGAGTATGGCCAGAAGATGGCGAGTTAAGCGAATTAACGTGGTGCAGCCACAATCAGCACCATGATGACACGCTATATGTTCGAGCTGACTTGGTAAATGGCAATTCTCCGGTAATTCCGGATGGTTGGATAAGCTGTAGTGAGCGGATGCCAGATGATGGTCAGCACGTAATTATTTTATGTGATGGCGCATTCGTTCTTTATGCGCAATATCGAGACGGAGAGTTTTTCGATATTGTCCGCAATGGTGATGAATTTTTCGAAACACAGAGTCGCAATGTAACCGACTGGATGCCGCTGCCAGAACCGCCGGAGCAGGATGGTGAATGATGCCGCCAGTTAAAGTTGTGATTATCACTTTGGTGATGATAGTGATTGCGAGAATCATGTCTGGTGAAATTGGGTGGATATGGTAATGACCATGGCAGCAGCAGATCGCAACTAACAATCCTCGCACTCGCGGGGATTTCTTTTATCTGAACTCGCTACGGCGGTTTTTTATGGAGATGATAAATGCACTTCCGAGTCACAGGTGAATGGAATGGAGAGCCATTCGACAGAGTTATCGAAGCAGAGGACATCAATGACTGCTATGACCACTGGATGATATGGGCGCAGATAGCACATGCAGACATAACCAATATTCGAATTGAAGAACTGAAAGAACACCAAGCCGCCTGATGGCGGTTTTTTCTTGCGTGTAATTGCGGAGACTTTGCGATGTACTTGACACTTCAGGAGTGGAACGCTCGCCAGCGACGCCCAAGAAGCCTTGAAACAGTTCGTCGATGGGTGCGCGAATGCAGGATATTCCCTCCTCCGGTTAAGGATGGAAGAGAATATCTGTTCCACGAATCAGCGGTAAAGGTTGACTTAAATCGACCAGTAACAGGTAGCCTTTTGAAGAGGATCAGAAATGGGAAGAAGGCGAAGTCATGAGCGCCGGGATTTACCCCCTAACCTTTATATAAGAAACAATGGATATTACTGCTACAGGGACCCAAGGACGGGTAAAGAGTTTGGATTAGGCCGAGACAGGCGAATCGCAATCACTGAAGCTATACAGGCCAACATTGAGTTATTTTCAGGACACAAACACAAGCCTCTGACAGCGAGAATCAACAGTGATAATTCCGTTACGTTACATTCATGGCTTGATCGCTACGAAAAAATCCTGGCCAGCAGAGGAATCAAGCAGAAGACACTCATAAATTACATGAGCAAAATTAAAGCAATAAGGAGGGGTCTGCCTGATGCTCCACTTGAAGACATCACCACAAAAGAAATTGCGGCAATGCTCAATGGATACATAGACGAGGGCAAGGCGGCATCAGCCAAGTTAATCAGATCAACACTGAGCGATGCATTCCGAGAGGCAATAGCTGAAGGCCATATAACAACAAACCCGGTCGCTGCCACTCGCGCAGCAAAATCAGAGGTAAGGAGATCAAGACTTACGGCTGACGAATACCTGAAAATTTATCAAGCAGCAGAATCATCACCATGTTGGCTTAGACTTGCAATGGAACTGGCTGTTGTTACCGGGCAGCGAGTTGGTGATTTATGCGAAATGAAGTGGTCTGATATCGTAGATGGATATCTTTATGTCGAGCAAAGCAAAACAGGCGTAAAAATTGCCATCCCAACAGCATTGCATGTTGATGCTCTCGGGATATCAATGAAGGAAACACTTGATAAATGCAAAGAGATTCTTGGCGGAGAAACCATAATTGCATCTACTCGTCGCGAACCGCTTTCATCCGGCACAGTATCAAGGTATTTTATGCGCGCACGAAAAGCATCAGGTCTTTCCTTCGAAGGGGATCCGCCTACCTTTCACGAGTTGCGCAGTTTGTCTGCAAGACTCTATGAGAAGCAGATAAGCGATAAGTTTGCTCAACATCTTCTCGGGCATAAGTCGGACACCATGGCATCACAGTATCGTGATGACAGAGGCAGGGAGTGGGACAAAATTGAAATCAAATAATGATTTTATTTTGACTGATAGTGACCTGTTCGTTGCAACAAATTGATAAGCAATGCTTTTTTATAATGCCAACTTAGTATAAAAAAGCAGGCTTCAACGGATTCATTTTTCTATTTCATAGCCCGGAGCAACCTGTGAACACATTTTCAGTTTCCCGTCTGGCGCTGGCATTGGCTTTTGGCGTGACGCTGACCGCCTGTAGCTCAACCCCGCCCGATCAACGTCCTTCTGATCAAACCGCGCCTGGTACCTCTTCTCGCCCGATTCTGTCGGCAAAAGAAGCGCAGAATTTCGATGCTCAACACTATTTTGCATCCCTGACACCAGGTGCTGCAGCGTGGAATCCTTCCCCGATTACCCTGCCTGCGCAACCTGACTTTGTTGTCGGCCCAGCGGGCACTCAAGGTGTAACGCATACCACGATTCAGGCGGCGGTAGATGCGGCAATTATCAAGCGTACCAACAAGCGCCAGTATATTGCCGTGATGCCTGGTGAGTATCAGGGAACGGTATATGTCCCTGCCGCTCCGGGTGGAATTACTCTGTACGGTACAGGTGAAAAACCGATTGATGTGAAGATTGGGCTTTCCCTTGATGGTGGCATGAGCCCTGCCGACTGGCGTCACGACGTCAACCCGCGCGGCAAATATATGCCAGGTAAACCAGCGTGGTATATGTACGATAGCTGCCAGAGCAAACGCAGCGACAGTATCGGTGTTCTCTGCTCTGCGGTCTTCTGGTCACAAAACAATGGCCTGCAACTGCAAAATCTGACCATCGAAAACACGCTGGGCGATAGCGTAGATGCAGGTAACCATCCGGCGGTGGCACTGCGTACTGATGGTGACCAGGTACAGATTAACAACGTTAACATTCTCGGTCGTCAGAACACCTTCTTTGTCACCAACAGCGGTGTGCAGAACCGTCTGGAAACCAACCGTCAGCCGCGTACGCTGGTGACCAACAGCTACATTGAAGGGGATGTGGATATCGTTTCTGGTCGCGGCGCAGTGGTGTTCGATAACACCGAATTCCGCGTGGTGAACTCACGTACTCAGCAAGAAGCGTATGTGTTTGCACCGGCTACGCTGTCCAACATTTACTACGGTTTCCTCGCCGTAAACAGCCGTTTCAATGCTTTCGGTGATGGTGTGGCGCAACTGGGCCGCTCGCTGGATGTTGATGCCAATACCAACGGTCAGGTGGTGATCCGTGATAGCGCCATCAACGAAGGTTTTAACACGGCTAAACCGTGGGCCGATGCGGTGATCTCTAATCGTCCGTTTGCGGGTAATACCGGCAGCGTAGATGATAACGACGAAATACAGCGCAATCTGAATGACACTAACTACAACCGCATGTGGGAATACAATAACCGCGGCGTGGGTAGTAAAGTGGTTGCAGAGGCGAAGAAGTAA